CCTTAGTTACTTTGCTAAGCTAGCTCAAGAGAGTTAAACACCGTAGTAAAACCTACGGGCCAATAAGAAGTATGGGCTTTGCGTCTAACATTGGAACCATGCCATTATAATGTAGTAACTTTAAGGGATCCTTCGGGGTCCCTTTTTTTATTACGCGTAAGCTGCTTCTGTACCAGTACCGAATCCTCTATTGCGGCCTGAACGACCACCAACGACACTTGTATTTGAATTAGATTGAGAAGAGTTATCTACATTTGTTATATTAACCGGTTGGCCCGAACCCTGTGAAGTATTTTCTCTAGATTGCGCTTTAGCTACTATTGATTCTGTATTTAAAGCATCTCCTGAATCAGAACGCGGTGATATTTCCATTCTAGATTGTGGCGAATTTGGTACTTCAATACCTTGTGTACTTTCTTTGGAATTTCCAGTACTCATTACTTCGCTATAAACTCTCTTATATGCTTCGGCCGGCGATTCACCGCCAGGTACTGCAGCTTTAGTAGCAGCCCATGCAGCTGAACCTATAGCTTTAATAAATGTTTTTAGGCCTGAAAATTTATCTGATATAAAATTAAAAACTGATTTAAGCTTATCAGTTATTGAATCAAATATTTCCGGAACAAAAACAAAAGCTTTACCAAATAATTCTTTGACATAATTGATTGCTCCTGTAACACCGTCTTTTAATGATGTCCATATACCAGTAACTGATTCGGTTATATCATTAAATATTTCTACACCCGTTTCCCATGCTGCAGTAAATTTTTCTTTTATCCAAGTAACTGCCTTTCCAACAGCTTCAAACATTGCAGTATATATTTTTCTTAATTCATCGACAAAATCAAATTCATCCATTGCGGTAGTATCAAAACCAAACATACCTAGTACCCATGATACTGCAGATTTAATCAGATTGAGTGGCAATCCGAGAAGTTGCGCAGGAAATTCTATAACTCCTGCTTTAAATGCTTCGAATATTGATCCAGTCTCTTTAAAGACACTTGTAACTTTATCAAACGTTTTCTTGGCAGCAGCTATTAATAGTACTATAGCACCTATCGCTAAAGCTAATGGTCCTGTACCTATTCCAAAAAAGGCAGCTACAGCTCTAAAACCTGAGGCAAAAGCTTTAAGACCTGTACCGATTGCCTTAGCAACTTTTATTATTTTGCCAGCATTCCATAATGCAAGGACACCAATTAGAGTGCTTAGACCACCCATATTTTCAGAAAAAGTATCTAAAGCTCCAGAAAAATCGCCAGACAATAGTTGTTGTATGATAGTAAATGCATCTACTAGAGTAGTTGTAATACCATCGATAATTTTCTGTAGAGTCTCAGGATCAAATATTGCAAGTGCAACACCAGCTAAGCCAGCAAGGAATCCTGCGTTATCTTTAAACTTATTTGCAAGATTACCGATTCCACTTTTGATTCCTTCTAGAAGTTTAGATTGTTTCTTTGTTGCTTTTTCAGCTTCTCGTGTTTTTTCTACGTCGGAAGATGCACTTGCTACTCTTTCTTGATTTTCTTCTTCTAGAGCAATAGCATTTTCATCGCCTTCGACACGTGCTAAGCGTAATCTTTCTTGAGAAGCTAAAAATTCAGACTTTAAGCTTTCTAATGTTTGTCTGCTTTCTTTATCTCCTAATTTAGTAGCTTTAATTAATTCATCTAATTTATCGAGTCGTTCTTTATCGGTTTTCTTACCTTCGGCTTCTAGGTTAATTTCTTTTACTTCAACAGCAAGACGTGCAATAGGCGCTAATTGTTTGCCTCCAAAACCTGCAGCTTTCTGTTTATCAGTCAGCTCTTTCTTAGGCTTAGGCTTAGCTTTAGGCTTAGCTTTAGGCTTAGGCTTTGCTTTTGGTTTTTTCTTTTTATCTTCTTCGTCTGCCATAACTCGTTACCTAGTAATTATTTTCCGAACCAATCGTCGATTAAATTTTTACCATAATATAAAATACCTAACCAGACAGTAAATAATATACCGTCAAAGTATGATAGTGTTTCCCATGCATTTACCGGATCCATTATTTCTTACCTTTCATTGCCTGTGTACCAAAGAAAGCAGCAACAATACCAGCAACAGCAACAAAATATGTTGGTGCCATATCGCCTAATGTTTCTTGTGCTTGATCTAAACCTGCTAGTGACGCAATAACAACAGCGAAAGGATATAACAATAATCCACCAAGAGCGAACCATGTCATGTTACGCTGAGCGTCACGCATAGCATCAGCGTCTTCGAGTTCTTTTCGTTTAAACTCGAGGTACATTGCTTCCTCTTCACTAGATACCTTACCATCACCGTTAGTATCTGCGGGATGATATGTTCTTTCTACTTCTTCAGTCACTTACCTTCTCCTTGAATTTTCTTGTTTAATTCGTTCATTTTCTTCTTTAATATATTCTTGTAATAATGCAACATAAATTTCACGTTCCCATGGCACCATATTATCTAGCTCAGTTAGGCTATAGCCATGGTGCTGCATCATCGCGAAATTCGTCTTATAGTGGTTATATAAGCTATCGTGAGAGAGGCTTAACCAAAAAAATTCTCAAGACCTCGTAGCACAATACTATTATCTTCTTCGCATTTATCACATTTAAACTCTAAATTATATTTTAATGATGGTAACTCTTGGAAATAGTTAGTCACTAATGCAAATTGTTCGCTATTTAAAGAATCAATAAAATCTTTTAATTCTTCTCGCTTTGAATCTTTTGCCGAATATACATCATTAGCATCATATATAGAATCGATACAGTCAATCATAATTTCCATCATTCCATCAATGGAGTTTGCATTATCAGTATCTTCATGCTTTTCGATATCAGATACTTTAGGATAAGATAGAGTTAATCCAACCGTATCAGTTAATGCGATTGTTGAGCTCTTTCTATCAACAACAGGCATTCGTATATCATCAAATTTAATTACTCTCTTATTTTCAGTTTCACAATGTTCGCATTTTGCTTTTACTTCTGTTGTTTCACCAACTGACTTAGATCTTAATTTTAAAAACAATGCTTCTAAATCAAACATTGTTAGCTTATTTACATCAATATCGTCAAATACACAATTACGAATAACATCTTTAATTGCAATTAAAATTTGTTTTTGATCTTGTGATTCTAATGCAATCATTAGAATCTTTTCTTCTTTTACTAAATACGGTCTGTATTCCACTTCTATATTTAATGATGGTACAACCGTCTTGTATTTCGCAGCATTCAATACTGGTAAAGCCATAATATTCTCCTATAATATTAAAATAATGATCTAACTTCTTTCAATCCATTTGTCAATGCACTTGGTAATTTAATTCCAAATGGTAAATTAGTTGGTATTGCTGATAACACTTGCGATATTTTCGACTGTAAGAAATTCTCTGGTATATATCGATCATAAGCAAATGTTACTGTTACTTTTTGTATCGTATTTTCTCCGCTTTGATCCATTTCAATAGCACTAATATTAATTGGATATGCGTTTTGTAATCTTATACCATATATATTCTTATCAAAATCATTAAGCTGTTGCATAGTAATATCAGTTTGATAATTCTTCTTATATCCTACTTGGTATCTCTCTGTATCGACTATAGATGACATCCAAGTTTCTATCATGTCTTTCATAAAATAGTCACCAGTTAATATAAATGTCATTGTAACATCATCATCAATAAAACCATTAGGTATTTTAACTGTTTCTTTTTCTGCCTGATAATCAAGAGTATTAATATTACGTCCAGGCAGCTGAGTTGATTCTACTAAAAACGCTATATCTCTAGGATCGTTTATAAGGTTTTTAGCATTAAAAGTACCATTAGCAACTCTTCCTACAATCTCAAAAGGATTTAGTTGAACTAAAGATTGTGTTGGAGGTGTAAATATAACAAGGAAGCGATTAGCTTTTGCTACTCCTTGCTTCTTACCAATGGTTGCTTTAAAGTCATCTATTGTGGCCATGTCTATTTACCCGTATATTGTTTGCGAGAATATCTCCAAACAGTTTCTGCTTTAACTTTCTTAAATTGCTCTGTTGGTAAGAAGATAGCAATTTCCCATTCAGTCATCGGAACTCTTACCATTCTACCTTTTATTTGACTTGTTAAATAATGTTTAAAGCAAGGTTGAAACTCTTTATATTTTTTTACACCTTTCAATAAATCATATCGCATTTTTGTTAGTCGACTATTTTCACCAACTTTTTTTGGTGCAGTCTTCATCAACTCATCTAAAAATCTTGCTCGTACTCCTGGTGCTAAGTAGTGCAAATTTAATCCATAGAAACCACCTGGCGCTGGTTCGACCATAATGATTAATGGGAACCGATCATAATATGGTAATGTAGCTTTATGTTTTGGATCGTAAAAATACATGTACATATTACCGACGATTTCTTTTGTTGTAGGATCAAGTGCATCATCTTTTAAAAGACTGCGACGATCTACATCACCTAGTTTAGCAACGTTTTTACGAAACCAATTTCTTGATTGATCAGTTCTCGTTTTAATGCCAGCTCTAAAAGCCTGCGCTTGTAATGTATCAAATAGACTTGCCATACCTTTATTTATATCCAATAATAGTGTACTTTTACGTGAAAGTGTGTTATAATAATATAGTTACCCCGGAGGACAGAGGTATACTACTTTTTCTTCTTTTTTATAGGACCACCGACTAACTTTATTCCAAGACTTTTAAGAGTATCTTCAGTCCATATTTCAAACTTCCATCCACGGTCATTGGCATACTTTTGTGCAGCATCCCATTTATCAGTATTTTTAATATAAGTAGTTACCTCATTGATATATCTTTTAGTCTGACGTGCAGGTTTTTTAGGAGGAGATGTTTCTTTCTTTGGCTTGATTTCTATAAGTATGATATCACCTGTATCCATTTTAATAAGTAGATCTACAAAATAACGATGATACTTTTTATCGACTTTATATTTGTATGGCACAACAACTTCTTCGGAGTTCCAAGCAACGACCTTCGCATTACTCTCGCACCATTTAAATGCTTGTCTTTCCCATAAAGATCTGTATGTAACCTTGCTTGGATCACCTACATATTTTTCTGGTTTTTTTATTTTGTATTTACCCGAATAAGCCATATAAATAAAGATATATCAGTTTAATGTATTCTTATTTATAAGGTAAAATAGTATGTCCAAAATTTATGTTTTTCCAGAATCTATCAGGGAAAAAGCCTCAAGCGAATCTGGATATCCGTTTGTTTCTTTTGAGTTTGTTAAAAGAGCTTTACCCGAAAACGCTACAGTTTATTTGTATCTGCCGCCAGGTTTCTCAGTTCCTGATGGTGCATCTTATGGTAACGTTGACTTAGGCATTGTAGGTAGCGGTAAATCTGGTGCTATGAGCCAAGGGGAAAAACAAGCAGTCGCAAATGAAGCCGTAGGTAAAGCATTAACCGAAATTGGTGCAGCCTCAGTCTTTACTAGAAATAAAATTAAAGCTGGAGAAGCGCTTAATCCTAATACAGTATTACAATTTGATAATGTTGCGGTGAGATCATTCAACTTTACATTTAAATTGGTTCCTGAATCTGCTAAGGAAGCTCAGCAAGCTTTACTTATTGAAAACTTATTTAGATCTGCTTTATATCCAGAAGTAAAAAATAGGTTGTATCTCGAATATCCTCCTACATTTAAAATTAAATTTTTTCATGGAGATAAAGAAAACATATATATGCCATTAATACAAGAATGTTTTTTAGCTAATATTACTACTACATACAATGCCGGATCAAATATGTTTCATGCTGATGGTTCTCCATCTGAAGTAGATATGTCATTGACGTTTACAGAAACAAAAGCAATGACAAGATCAGAATTATATAGACAAAATCCAGAAGATCAAGAGGATGATAATACATTAGGACAAGACTCAGTTTTAAAACAAATTCAAGATAAAATTAAATCTATTTTTTAGGAGCGTGCATGTCATTCTTTCGTCAATTTCCAAAGGTATCATATGATTTTAATCGCACTGGTACTGTCCAGCAAATGGTTAATATATTTAGATCTATACGTCCACAATCAACTATATTGAATGATACTACTTTGTATAAAAAATATTATATTCGTAATGGAATTAGGCCTGACATTGTATCCGAAAAGTTATATGGCACTCCAGATTATTATTGGACTTTTTTTATTATTAATGATTTTTTGCATGATGGTTTGCAAAACTGGCCTTTATCTGAAAATGGTATGAGCGAACATTTAAAAAGAAATTATTCTGGCCTAGCCTTACAATTCACTCCTACTACTTTATTGTTAGATGGCACAACAGCCACTAAAAATTCTATTGCTGGAAAACTTGAATTAGGAGCGTTTGTTTATGGTTTAACCTCTGGAGCCATTGGTAGAATTATAAGAAAGGATTTAGATTTAAATATAGTTGTATTAGATGACGTAATACCTGGTGTTCAAGGACGTAATCCACAAACTGGATCTATAGATGCTAGTATTCAAGGCGGAACATTTGCTACTAACGAGTACTTGCAGTCAGAGTGGACAGATTCAGAAGGTATTACACGTACTCTTGTATCTGGATCAGATTTTCTTAATACACTTAAAGCAGATAAAACTTTTAGTTATGCCGATGCTCCCGCTTTTTATTATTTAGAAGGAGATCTAGAAGAAAGACCAGTTACATCTCCCGATATATTACCTACACAAATATCTCAAGTTACACCAGTATATTCTGAACTACAATGGAACCGTGAATTGCAAGGTCAAATTAGTAATTTTGATTTAGATCAATTAAATCAAAACGCATTGGGGGATAATGCGTTTATCGCGACAAATACATCACCAGGAGCACCACTTGTATCAAATGGCGGATTCCAACCTACAGAAGATGATATAAGTGGTTCAATTGTATACAAATCAAACAGGGATTTTATTAGAGATAAAAATGAAGCGCGGTCATATATATCTGTTATTAATCCTGCTTTTATAAATGAGTTTGTTGAAGAGTTTGAGAGAATAATAAATGTTTAGATCTGCAAAAACATCAAAAGGGTCTGCAGTTACTCCTGCATCATATGAAACAGTTAGTGTTAAGTTAACTATGAATGATGAACAGACGGTTGAAATAAAATCGTTAGTTTCGGAGATAATTATAAATGAAAGTTTGTTTAATGCATCTATTAAAGTTGATTTAAAAATAGTTGATGGGTTTGATTTATTTCAAAAATCACATCTATCCGGTGGCGAAAAAATAAATATAAAAATTAAACGTAAAGATAATAATAAAAACAGTGATAAAAATAAATTTGATATAACATGTTATATTGCAGATATATTTGATCATTCTAAGCCTAAGCCCGGAATACAATTTTATAGATTATCATGCTTAAGCGAACACGCATTTATAAGTAATATCAAATCTATTAGTCGTTCTTTTAATGGCAATGCTAATGCTTTGGTTAGAGATATATGCGTAAATGATCTTAAGTTTACAGGGAAAACTAATTTTGCTGATAAGAACTTGCCTGCCATTTCTGGTGTATATCCTAATTTAAAGCCACTAGATGCGATTACTTGGTTACTTAGAAACTCCGACGATGAAGATACACCTTTCTTTTTCTATGAAACTTTGCAAGAAGGATTACAATTTAATTCATATAATGACTTAAGTAGTGGTGAAGTCTATAAGGAATATAATAATACACAGTTTTTTCGTAATGAGTTTGAAACAAAAGAATATTTTGAAGAAGCTTCAAGTAAAATTATTGAAATGACATCTGATTTAAATATGTGTAAATTTAATCAAATTAAAAACGGGGCATTTTCAGCAGTCGTCCATAGTGTTGATATATCAAATAAAAAGTACACTATAAACAATTTTAATCATGAAGCTTCGAATAAGGTCAAATTAAATAAATTTAAAGGTTTTGCTAAAAATATAAAGTTTGATGACACAATGTTAAATGAAGGCTATAACTCAAAAGAATTTTTTATTTCCACAAACTCAAAAGCCTTTGAGAGTGGTAAATTAAATTATCATGAAAAAATAAAAGATAGCATATCAGGAAAAAATTCTTGCTTTCAAAATATGCGATTTATGAGTCTTGATCTTGAATTATATGGTGACTTCAAATTATGTCCGGGTAAGCTTATAAATTTAAAAATAGCAAAGAGCACCGATGAAAACATTATGGAATCTAATCAAAGAGAAGGAATGATAGATAATTTATTATCAGGAGTTTATATAATTGGTTCAGTCGCGCATGTATTTGATGGAAATGAATATAGATGTGATATTGGTGTACAGAAAGATAGTTTAACATATGATTTAGATTCTAGAACTAAAATTGGAAAATAATTATGAATAGAGACAGTGATAGTTTTATTGGAGGACAGTTTATTTGGTTTACTGGTGTCGTAGAAGATATAAACGATCCAGAAAAGCTAGGGCGAGTACGTATGCGAGCTTTTGGTTATCATACAGAAAATTTATCTGATATTCAAACTATAACTTTGCCATGGGCCACGGTTATGGGACCTACAAGCTCTGCCAATATATCTGGTATAGGTACAACTACTCATGGTTTAGTGAATGGTTCGTGGGTTGTAGGATTCTTTCGTGATGGTCCAAGTGGACAAGACCCAGTTATTATGGGAACAATTGGATCAACATATGCAGAACAACCATCGACTGATGCAGGATTTGCAGATCCTTCTGGCACATATCCGAAATTACAAGGAACAGAAAGTACTTACGTAGACACAAACTTGTTAGCACGTGGCACGAACACCATCACACGAGAACTTGATAC